TGATTACTGCTACCTGTGTATCGGTTCACTTCTTGAAACCGTTTTTCCGCACTAGATCGCCGACTGTTTTTATAGTTGAGCCAAGTGAACTTTTGATGTCCTGATTAGTTATGTTGACTTTCACGGTTTCTCTTTTTGCTGAATTCAACTCAGACTGAAGAATGCGAATCATCGTTTCAAGTTCTTTTAGTTTTTGGTTTGTTTCTTCAACAAACTCTTCAAAACGATTCTCCATATTGTCTCCGCCGTAAGGCATTTCATTCTCCGTTTTCTTGTTTTTCAACAATCCTGATCGCTCGTGAACATATTCTATCCCATTGTTCTGGATGGTTATCTTTAATCCATTTAATGGCGATCTGTGAACGCTTGTTGGCAACGATTTGGTGAAACCTAGCCTGAGACTTTCCTGCTGAGGTTTTTCTGTACCCACGCATGTATTCGGCGGCTGCTTTTTTGCATAGTCCGCATCTACATTTAGAGTTCGTGTATGTGGCGTAAAGCCCGTGAATTATTTCGTCTGCCATGACCAACCATAGATAGTTCGGAGGTGAGTTTTTGCCACATCATCTCGTGTTGTTTTTCCGCCAGAATATCCGCCTGCTAAAGCAAAAATAGCCTTGTTGGAACCAATGAAATTAGAAACCATTTTCTCTCGTTCCGCTATGACGCTTTCGTCTATCCCGTGAGATCCTATTGGATCAATTCCTGCGTTATAGATAAATAGTGTCTTATCTGTTACGAACGGTTCTGCCAAATTCAAGGCATTCCTAATTTCCTCTAAATAGTCTTCTTCACGACCAAGAACATGTAGGGAAGCCCATGTCTCGTTTTCGGCAATGTCATATTCGTCAAACCAGTTCGTTGATAAGTCAATGTGTCGGATCGGTTTAACTGATGTTTGAAAGTTCTTGTTGAATTCCTTCAAAAAGTCCATGGTTCCACCGCCACAGTGAGCATCAAAATCAAGAACAATAGGTTCAAATCCTTGCTGATATGCGTGGATCGCTGACAGTGCTATCCCGTTGATAGTGCAAAACCCCGCACCGCTACCCCTTGAAGCATGATGAAGACCCGAGGAAAGACTTCCGCTCCTGTTAGAGCCTGCCTTCACATCGTCTACTGATGCCACTAAGCCGTGCGTGTGTGCGCGAGCAAACTTGTATGTGTTTTTGCACCAACCAAAACCTTGGCTTTGCGATAGATGTGAATCATTATTTGTCTTTAGTGCTTCAACATATTTCGGGGTGAGCCATTTGCTGATGAGGCGATCCGTTACAGAAATGTCCGTGATCTGCTCAGGGTCAACAATTTGGATTTCGGGTATGTCTTTAAGTAAGCGAACCCTTTCGGCAATATCGTTATCCGAATTGATCATGCTGACAATGTTGTTTGATTTCCGTGATGTATCAAAATCATGCTTAATACATGTGTAGTTTTCGTTCCAAAAAACTTTCATCAAATTACCAACCCATCTCTGTGTGGTTGTTGCGTATCTCTGAAAGAGTTGTTCCAAGATTGAAATAGTTATCTAAATGTTTGACCATCAGCGTGTTGGGTGCAAAAGTGCGACGAGCACCACGATAGAAACTTTTCTCAATCGGATGCTGTTTTTGTAGGTCAACGCCATTTGCTATTGCCACGCCCCATGCTGTTGCTGTAGACCTAGATATTCCTGCGTGACAGTGAACCAACAACTTAGGAACTCCAACGCCAAATTCAATCAGTTCAACAACATCGTCAAATGTCGGTCCGCCATTGCTTTCAAACATGGTGTCCCTGAATTCAACGACCTTATGTATAGGGTGTTTGAAGTCACGCACTTCGTCCTTGAAAGGACCGGCGGTGATTACAGCGTCATATTCAAGGCATTGGCTTCGTGCTTCTTGAAGGTTTCTGACGGTCGGCATGGCTATTAGTGAGGTTTCCATATATTCGCTTTCTTTAGTATTTGTAGGTATATTACTCATACCGTAAGTGTAGCCCCCATGTGTGGCGTTTGGCAACCCGACAAAACCCTCTGAATACAAGGAATATATATTTAAGTTTTTTTATATAAAAAGTTGTTTTTCTCCGACATGTTAGTTAGTCTCTCTTTTCAGGAAGACATAAACCACTAGACAGAAATAGGAGCCCAATATGGCTACAACATATCAGCAACTGAAAAAGAAACTTGGGGTTAGCCGTGGACGCAAGCCACTACCCGCAGAGGAGCGCGCCCGTCGCGCCGAACTGCGCAAAGTTGAGGCAAAGCGTCGCAACGAGGCGAAGCGTCGTGCATCTTTTGTTCTACAAACCCGATACACCGAAGAGTTTGATGAACTTTTTGCAGAAGAAATGAAGGCAATGAAGTTGGAAAACAAGTTCGCACCCAAAAACTAACATTTGGGGCAATCAGTCTATGCCCCCTCGCATAGAAGGGAAGGAGCGCCGAAAGGCGCTCCTTTTCCTTTTCCTAGGGCGAGGTATAATTGCCTATGCCTGAGTACATTTTTGGTGACATAGAAATCTTGCGAGCAGTCTCCGAACCATGCATTGTTTGCGGTGACCCGAACGGCAACTGCGTACCCGAAGGACATAAACCTCCTGAAAGACTTTTCGGATTGGGTATCTTCAAATCACTAGATGACAAGCAAACATTTAGAATAGAAGAAGATTTTTTTGTAGACGAAGAAATCTCTGCTGGTGTTTTCGCCAAAGTTCGCAAATTTGCTGTCGGTCAAGTGATCCCTTTATCTGAGGCAAGAAAATATAACCTTACCCGTAATTAGGATTTTACTTAAAATACTTGGTGCTGTACTATTGTTCTCCACCCATATTGCCTAGTGCGCCGAAAGAGGATGTAATGACTTCGCTGTTATCCCAAGAATTTGTAGACCGATACAAAACACAGACACCCCCATGGGGATTCAGCGGTCTTGGCGAGGTTGTCTACCTACGCACATACTCTCGTCGGATTGAAGAGTTGAACCGAAACGAAACTTGGTTGGAAACAGTACAGCGATGCGTGAACGGTGCAGTAGAAATTGGGACACCACTCACAAAAGATCAAGCAGAAAAACTTTTTGACCATGTATTTCACCTGCGTGGATCGTTCTCTGGTCGCGCCCTATGGCAACTTGGAACTCCGTTGATCAAGCAGTTCAATGCCGCTTCACTGAATAACTGCTATTTCGTAAACATAGAAAAAGTAGAAGATTTTGAGTTCCTCTTTGATCACCTGATGCTTGGCGGTGGAGTTGGATTCTCCGTTGAACGAGCAAAAATTCATGATCTACCAAAAGTTTTGCCTAATGTAAAAATCACACACGACCGTTCAAACGATGCAGACATCATTGTTCCTGACTCTCGTCAAGGTTGGAGACGGCTACTACACAGCGTCCTTAAGTCTTATTTTGATACAGGTAAATCTTTCTCCTATTCAACGATCCTTATTCGCGAATTCGGTGCACCACTAAAAACATTCGGTGGAACAGCAAGCGGACCCGGTGCGTTGGTAGACGGAATTGCAGACATTTGTAAAGTAATGGAAGCACGCGAAGGAAAAAAACTTCGTTCAATTGATGTCCTTGACATTTGCAACATCATCGGTCGGGTTGTTGTTTCAGGATCATCACGACGCTCCGCACAGATCGCTATCGGCGACCCTGACGATGTTCTGTTTTTGCGAGCAAAGAACTGGGCTTCGGGAGATATCCCCGGCTACCGAGCAAACTCAAACAACAGCATCTACGCCGACTACTACGACCACATCATGCCAGAACTATGGAAGGGCTACACAGGTGGCGGTGAGCCGTACGGCTTGGTGAATCGTCGCCTCGCCCGAAAGTTCGGACGACTCAAAGAAGAACGAGCAGATAAAACTATTGAAGGATTCAACCCATGTGCAGAAATTGGTTTGGGTGACGGAGAGTCCTGCAACCTTGCGACAATTTTCTTGCCGAACATATGCAGTATTGAGCAGTTCAAGGAACTATCAGAACTCCTTTACATGGTTCAAAAGCAAATCACTCGTCTTGCTTACCCTTACGCCAAAACAAATGCAATTGTTGCCAAAAATGCGCGTCTAGGACAAAGCATCTCTGGTGTTCTACAGGCTTCCGAGGAACAGGTTTCTTGGTTGGATGAGGCATACCGCAACCTTGACGAATTTGATGTCAACTATTCAAAGGAAAAAGGTTTCCCTCGTTCTGTCAGGTTGACAACCGTTCAGCCATCAGGGACGCTCTCATTGCTCCCCGGGATCACTCCGGGCATTCATCCCGCATTCGCACCGTTCTACATCCGTAGGGTGCGTTTTGGAGCGTCTGACGCCCTTGTTGACGGTCTCCGCAAACGAGGACACAAGGTTGTTTGGGATATCGGCATTGACGGTCGCGAAGACCACACACGCTACGTCGTTGAATTCCCATGCAAGTCACCAGACAACGCAGTTCTCGCAGAAAACATGACAGCCGTTGAGCAACTTGAGTGGGTACGGAAAATGCAAACCGAGTGGGCAGACAACGCCGTTTCGGTGACCGTGTACTACCGCAAGGAAGAACTTGAATCCATCAAAGAGTGGCTCTCCAAGAACTACGACACAGGTGTCAAGTCTGTTTCATTCCTACTTCACGCCGACCACAACTTCCCTTTGCCTCCATACGAAGAAATCACACCAGAACAGTATGGTTCGCTATTAAAGAAAATTGACATGAGCATTCCACTCAGTCAGGCAACAGGAATGGATCTCACCATTGACGATTGTGCGACTGGTGCCTGCCCAATAAAGTGACATGACCAAAAAAATAATCAGCCTTTACCCCGTCGTCATTAGACAGGCGAGGTATAGCGGGATATATGAAGGCGGAAAGTGGATTGCATTCCCAGAATGCGATGAATTCACCGAACCTATGTTCAATTACTTTCATGGTGACGACTGCGATGCCGTTGATCTATTCACCGACGAGTACCAACAGACAGTTGGGATAGGGGAAAGTCCGAATCTTGCATATGCCGATCTTTGTAAAAAAAATGGGATTGAAACAGAATAATGTTCCCAACATTAAAAGAACTTGGTGCTCATCATGTCTACGAGCAGGCTATAGAAATATTAGAGAAACATGGGTTCTCCAACCACACGACATATGACCCGTACTCAAAAGAGGTAGACATTTGGGGTGCGATACTTCTTGCATGCGGTGCGAAAGAAAAACTACTCGCAGAAGGAATTGCTGATGCAGAGGAATGTGGTGTTGCGCCATTCATGTGTGGACGAGCAAGATTCTTCTGTGAATATCTAGAACTTATTACAGGAAAAGAAATAGCAGAGTGGTGCGCTATTTGCACTAAAGAAGATGCTGTTGCTCTGCTTAGAAAAGCAAGTGACAGGGTTGCTATAACAGTTCTACGCCCGTAAATAGTTGATCCCCCACAGACCTGCACGGATGTGGGGGATCAACTATTTGTCGGGTTTAAATTTTTACTTACTTAATTATCAGGCTACAACTCCACCTGGGTGGTTGCCACGAAGTGTTGCTACTGCAACAACATCTGAACCATCTTGATCTGCTGATTGATCAATTTGAAGAAGAGCGGTCAAGTTAGAACCAGCGGTTCCCGAACCAACTGCACCAACAACCAAGTAAACAAGATCGTCTGCTGCGAGTTCATCGGCACCATCAACGGTTGACATTGTTGCTACAGCCGAAACTGCACCAGCGGCGATTGACCAAGTTCCGACAACAGTTCCAGCGGCGCTAGCCTTGCGAACTGTTCCACTCAAAACTGAACCAACAGGTGCGGTACCAGCAGCAACCGTGATTGCGCGAACACGACCCGAAACAGGAACGCGGGTAACAACTGAAGAAGTTGTTGCGACTGCGCCTGTAACCGTCATTGGGAGAAGAAGTGGTGCTGATGCTGACATTTTTGACCTCCAAGTCAAAGAGAAATACTGGAATACCTATGTAGGTAAATAATACAACATTTATTACCCCTCAGAAGCAACCTCAAAAAGCGTGAGTTGGCTTTCTTCAATCTCACGGGCAATTCTCAACTTCTCTTTTTCGGCAGATAGACGCTCAGTCGCAATCTGCGCATATTCGGGGTTCAACTCACAGCCCAAATATGATCTACCCAACTTTTGTGCCACCACGCCAGTAGTGCCAGCACCAAAAAACACATCAAGCACTGTGCAGGGCACTGTTTCAGCGGTTTCGCATTTGCAAGCCTTTTCCCACCCGATTGTGTCGGTTTGGGAATAACCTGCGTCTCCCTTGCCATTTATTTCCCCATATGCGCCTTCGTAGTTGTTTGGACGGTAACGAGGATCGTTCACTGGAAGTTCGTTTCGGGCTATTCTCTTGCGATTCACTTGACGGACCATCGGTGACCCACATTGAGCACAACATCCCATTTCGCTCGTACCAGCGGAGATGCAAGGCTCTATCAGATCCTGCGGGAAGGTCGCGAAGTGCGCTCCCTTGAATGGTTTCGTTGTCACAGTCCATACAGACCTCTTGTTCCTAAAGGCTCCAGTTGAGCCATGCATTGCGTTAGAAATACCTGCATCTTTACGGCTGTCTGCACGAGACCCCCTGTCGTCGTAAGCATATTTTGCTGGTTCTTTTATTGCTTCACTGTCAAAGAAATAATGTGACTTCTTCGTCAACAGAAACATGTACTCATGCGCTTTGGTGCACCTATCGCGAACAGATTCGGGCATCGGATTCGGTTTAGCCCAAATAATGTCTTGACGCAAATACCAGCCGTCTGCTTGCAAAGCAAAGGCAACACGCCAAGGAACACCAACTAAATCTTTAGGTTTGAGATCGCCGTCATCGCGACCTATTTTGGCTCTGAAATCTTCGTTCTCCCCACCAGCGTTAGAAGCATTAGTAGAAGCGATTGACTGCTTCCACCCATTCCCGTTGCTACCTGCATAAGAGTCGCCGAGGTTCAACCAGAGCGTTCCGTCTTCTCGTAAAACTCTGCGAACTTCACGGAACACTTCCACCATATGTTCTACATATTCGTCAACGGTTGGCTCTAAACCAAGTTGGCTATCCTTGCGCATCGCTCCGCAACGAGGGCATTGGACTTTATAAATGCCGTCACCGATAGCGCCTTCAAGAAGTTTCTGTCCAGTTGAGCAACTCTCACTGAACTTACTATCCCGTTTATGAGAGCATTCAGGATCGCCACCAATCCAAGTGGCAGTTCCATAATCCCTTAGACCCCAATACGGTGGTGAGGTGACAACGCAGTGAATACTGTTATCCGCCAAAGACGCAAGAGTTTCCCGTACATCACCAAGGAGAATGTTTGAATCAATAACAAATGGCAGCACTGTTTCTTCGTTTGTCATTTTTCCCCTCGTAAACCCCTCATTGGGGTTAAGACTACTTGCTAATCTTGAACCACGCAAGCATTTTCTTGCGAAGAGGCAAAGATTTCACATCATTAACTCTGATGACGGCAGTCTGTTCAGCCATGACCTTCATGAACTTTTCGGCATTTGCGAATTGTTCTTTCGTTTCACCGACTTTTGCCAACAAATAAGGATCCTTAGCAGCGACAAGTCCCTTAGTTTTCAGTCCAGATGCCTCTTTGGCAGGAGCCTTTTTAGCAGGAGTCTTCTTTGTAGGAGTCTTCTTTGCAGACGCCTTCTTGACGGGAGCCTTCTTTTTATTGGATTTTTTTGGTTGTTTTGATGTCATAGAAAAAACACTAGTACAAAATAAATAGCATAAATGCAACCCCATCATTTTGGCGAAGTGACCATACAGTAGGGTTTCCTAACATGTATACAGGCTTCTACGAAACAGAATTTGACAAAATAGCGCTATGCGCCGAGTCAATCAAAACTGCAAAAACTTCTTTAATTGAAGAAGATGGAATTGGCTCCGATTTAAATATAAACATATTTGGGTGGAAAAATAATGAGTTGGCAACAATAATTCAACTTAAAAATACTTTCTCCATACCTAAAGATGAGCGGATCCGATCATTAATAGAGGCTTCCGTGATCATGCGTCGTGGTTGGGGAATCACAGAATTCACCATCGCAGCCGAAGGATACTGCTCAATGGCTCCAGCCGAAACATCTGGTGAAAACCTCGCACAACTTTTTGCTTTAAAAGACTCACCAGTAACAGAATGCGTATCTTTTACCCACCTAACACTTGACGACCATATTTTTGTGGCGATGCCATACAAGGTGCAACTAGGAAGAAAAGTTGATTTCGGCGATGTGCTTTGGTTTAATGGCGGGAAAGCAATGCGCGATATTGAATACCCCGCAGCGCTAAAAGCGTCGTTGAAACTAAAACAGGAACCGATTGACTCATCTCTAGACCGAGAAACATACTTTGGTACACTTGCCTCAGCAGTAATGCACTGCGGATTTGAAATATTTTATAGGGACGATGTATAAATAAGAAAATGGAACCAATAGATTTTTTCCACGAAAATGGTTATGTGGTATTCAAAAAGGCTATAAGCGAAAGTCTTATAGATGAATACAATTGTGCATGGGATAAAGAAAACTCCGACAAAACTGATCAATATGGAAATAATTTTGGGTGGGATAAAGAGTCAGAGCACCTAGAACATCCCGAAGTAATGGACATAATGTGCAGTCCAATTATTTCTGAATTTTTTGTTGAATTAGAACTTGCCGTTGCTCTTCATCGCGTGGACACTTGGGCTATGAGCAGTGAAAAACCTTGGCATCATGATTCAACATTATCCAACCCAGTTGCATTCAATAACTATATTGGTGCTTGGGTTGCATCAGAAAATGTGTTGCCCGAATCAGGACCATTCCAACTCATACCCAAATCGCACAAGTGGGATATTGACAAGTATTCAGTTTATTTCGGTGAAAATAATGGTGAGATTAGAGACGGCAGGTGGTTTAACCACGAAATAGAACGGCAGATTGAAGATCACAAAGAAATTCAGCACTTTACATTTCTTGCCGAAAAAGGGGATGTTCTCATTTGGCATGGGAATCTAATTCACCGTGCACTCATACCAACCAATAAACAAATTACACGAAAAGCGATCATCGGTCACTACAGCAACTCAAAGCAATATGAAGGTGCAGTTGACGAAGGATACGAAAAGAATATGACCTCACTGCTTGGTGACCCAAACGTTAAACAATGGAAAAACTCAGGGTATTACTACGACAGAAAAAGGTAATTAGAAATTTAACGGATTTTTCTGTTTTTCAAACTCTGTCCATTCGCGGAATGAACCGCCAGTATCGCCGTAACGGTCAAATTTATCAATGGAATTCATCAGGAATGAGTGAGTTGAAACAACGATCGCCGCTGTAATAAGAAATGCAATAATCATAGGAATACATGATGCCATCTCTGCGAGCGATCAACTGCAAGAAACTATCGTTTTACGAAATTAGATAGTGTCAATCTCTTTTTGTGATACTAATCATTCTTCGGCATCAACTATTTCAGCATCCTGAATATCATCTTCGCCCTCACCCAACGCAGACAAATCACCGAGCAATTCTTTGATTGTCTCACGAGGCATAATTCCCGCATCGCTCATAAGCATCAAAAGTTTCTTAGCCTCAGCCTCAGAATCAAACTTCTCCGTCTGAACCACACCCGGTGCGCCAGCCAAAACAGCCCGCAACGGAGAAGCATCGCGAACATCCATTTGAACATTCACATTCGTTTGTTCCATACCCAACAATTTTGCGCGACGATCAATAATAGAAAGAACAGTAGACACAGCCTTGATATCTGGCTCAATAGAAACCTCTGTGCCGTCGTCCATTTTTTGTTTTCGGTGTTGTGTTAACGGCCAGATTGCGGATTGCAGAGCATCCAAACGCTCAAGTTCCATCTGAAGAACCTCGGGGTAAGCCAGCAAAGCCTCCTGATTCAACTTGCCAAGTTGCCTTCGGATTGAGTTGGAAACATTGGAAGTACCGACCCCGAACCTGCGTGCTATCTCAGCGATTGGAACACCAGCCTGACGCATCTTGAAAATACGCAAGTCACGCTCGGCAAGAAATTCTCTAGTTAAACCTTTTTCAGCCATGTCAGGATGCTTTCATAAATTCAATAACTTCAAATGGGAAGATTTTCCCTCTTCTCATTTTAGTCGGGAACTCCCGTACATCTCGCGCGCCACGGAAATGTCGCACATCATAGACATAATCCCCCACAGCCGTTGGGTCAGGAGTCAGAGATAGACCGAACTCCGGCCAGCGTGACCACACGGCAGAACCGAACGGTCGCAAATCTCTAGTGGTAGAAGATGTCCCCAATGGGGCGTGGTGCTCAAGCCACAATGAGCAGTTGTAGTAATCACGCAACATGTCAAAGTATTTGGCTACTTCAACAGTGATTGATTCCGATGTCCTGCCACCCGGATCAACAAAAGATTTGTAGATCGGACCGAGCAAAATTAGATCAGGTTTAATGGTCTCAACTGCTTCTTCAATAATTGATCTGTCTGACGGACGCATCAAATCAACACCTGACGGCTTAATCAGGATATGACACTCAGGTTCACCGTCCAAATAGCCAAGACGGCGCGCTGCACCCATGATGTTCGCCGAAGTTCTTCTAATGATTCGCTCAGGGTTTTCAAGGTCAATAGTTAATGTTCGTATGGGTTTCATGCGAGACATGGTGAATGGGTTGATGCCGAATGAACTACAGATCGCCACCTGTCTTGCGAGCATTGTTTTTCCGACGCCTTCAGCGGCTACAACAATTACTCGCTCTCCACGCTCAAGAACATTAGGGATAATCCAGTCATAGTCTTCGTTCTCGGTCTCCAACAAAAATTGCGACCAATTGACAAGTCTTCCCCTATCAATTTCATCTTCACGTCCAAATGAGCCGATAAGCATTGATGCTTTTGTTAAGCGAACATTCTCCGAAATATCCTCACGGATTAACAGGGAATTCAATCTTTCAGCAAGCGCAACTAGTGGTGTCGTCGCTTCAACGATCGCTTCGGTTTGTTGTTCCTCTTCTTCATGTTGGACTATGTCGTCCAAAGGTTCGGAGTCTTTCATTTCAACTAGATCATCAATTGTTCCACCAGCACCTAAAAGTTCTGATACATCTTTAAAATTATTTGGAGGAACCCAACTGACAACAGTGCATCCGTTTTGTTCAAGTGTTTTAGTAACCATTTTTGCGTGGTCTCTACCTACACTGTCATTGTCCGCAATAATCCACACCTGAGCGCCCTCTAATGCGCGAGTATGTATGTCAAGCCACTTGCCCGCACCGTTTGGTGGTGTTGTCGCACAGAAACCCAAAGCGACCATATTGTCAGCATCTTTTTCACCTTCAACAAGCCAAATCACTTCTCCATTGTCTTTAGCGTGGAGGACATCGGGTAGGCGATACAAAACCTTTGGTGTGTCGTCCAAAGAAAAAATGTATTTGCCCTTATTGGCAGGGTCTGGTCGTCTTTGTCGGAAAGTTTTCTTTCCCCACTGATCCACGAACCGTTGCTTTTGAAAAAGAAGTTTCCCGTTTTCGTCACGATAATCGTATGTAGCGACAAGAGAAAGTTTGCGTTCCTCTTTCTTTTCAGGATAAAGATCAGCCAACTTTAACCCCACCGACTGACAAACCTGATCAACGGAACAGCCCTGCCCGCGATGGCAGGTAAGTAGAATTTTGTCTTCATTTCCTAAGCCCACAGAGAGCGATGGATTGTTATCGTCGTTACGGCATGGACAACGAGCCTCCCAGCCATTACTTGTAGGACGGACACCGTTCAGTTTTGAGAGGAACCTGTCAACATGTTGTGGGACAGAAGCATTACTCATTTGCTAAGTCTAATCTATTAATAATCCTCTGTACTCTTCCTGCGTTAACCGACCTTCGGACAGTGGGTGATGCCCTGCGATCAAGTGGCAAAGTTATTTTTTGCTGGCGTCTCAGAATTTCTCTTTCAATTTCACTTTTTCCACCCCAAACTCCAAGCGGTTCATAGCGGAGGGAATAATCTAGGCAACCCTCAACGACTTCACATTCCTTGCACATCTCTTTTGCTAATTCAACATCTTTGCGATGCTGACCAGCGGGCAGATTTGGATAGAACAAGGTGATGTCTTTCCCCTTGCACGAGGCTTTGCTCGTATCAAAAAAGTCACTTATATCCTGAGTGTCCAAAATCCCCCCCGAGTTGACTTGTTATCCGTGTAATGTTCGCCTAACACTACAACCCCTGTCAGGGAGTTCAAATGTTTTTCTCGTATTTCCCAATTTTCTTTGCAAGTTCAATATCTAAAAAAACTGTCACATAGTTCACGCGAAGAATGTTGTCTTCGCCCACCTCTGACACAACCTCAACACTGTCCTGTGGACAACCTATGGAACTCGCAATCCCTGCCCGAAGTTGAGCAACATTAACTTCCTCATTTATTGATTCATCATAAA